TGTGGTGCTTCTTTCAACATTTATAAGTTTCTTGAAATTGTATCTCCTGCTCTTTTCAAAGAATATTCTCTAGAGAAATTCATGGAGAAAAATATTAAAATTGAACATGTGGTTATAAAAGAAGAAGTAAAGAAACCAGATATAAGTTCAGCACCACCGTGTGAACAAATTCAACAACTTTCAGAAAACCATAAAGCAATTTGTTTTCTTGAATCACGAAAAATACCAAAAGATATGTGGAATCGTTTTGGATACACAAGTCTATTTGGATCATATGCTAGAGATGTAAATAAAGATTATTCCTTAATTGAAGATGAAAGACTCTTGATTCCAATTTACGATGAACATAATATTTTTATTGGAGTTCAGGGAAGATCATTGGCAAACATTAAACCAAAGTACATAACTTTAAAAAAGAATGAAAAAATTAAACTTACCTATGGATTGAACACTTTAAATCTAAGCAAGCGTATCTTTGTTGTGGAAGGTCCAATTGACAGTCTGTTTCTACCCAACGCGATTGCCTGCCTTGGTTCAGGAAATTTTCTAGAGGTCAGGGAAAAATTTCAAAACCAAGATCTTGTTTATGTCTTGGATAATGAACCAAGAAATAAAAATATATGTGACATAATGAACAAACTTATACAAACAAACGAAAAAGTTTGTATATTTCCAAATCATATAAAAGAAAAAGATATAAATGATATGGTCTTGAAGAATCTAGATGTTGTGTCTATAATAGAGCAAAACACATTCAGTGGTGCTGCGGCGATGCTGGCATATAATTCATGGAGAAAATGTAAATGAATATTCCCAAGAAAGACTTTCTACTACTCACAGGACTTGTTGAGTTTCATTTTAAATTTGCTGAATATATTCGCGAAAACGACAAGGATATGTTCTATCGGGCAATTGATTACGCAAAGACATTTACCGATGTAGAAGGTGTTTCGTTTGATTACTGGCACGAAGACAACAAAAAGTTCTTAGATGAATTGTGTAGAACTCTTATAAAGAAGGAAGCATCCTTTAATAAATTAGTTTCATCTGTTGGTGACGAAGAAGAAGCAAAAAATATCTGGATTGAGAAAAAGAAAACATCAAAAGATGATTTTCTTGGATTTAATAGTTATTTAAATAATTTTATTCATCATGCCAAAGAACTTGATTATGATTCCTTTGATATGACTGACTGGGTAAATTTTGTAAACATTTGTAAATATGTAAAAGATAATCCTAAATTTATTGAATTTGCCAAAGCACAACTAACTAGAGTACTAGGTCAATCAAGTGATATATTGAAAGAATTTGAATCATGAATAAAATTGAAAGAGTAAATGTTTTAGATGCTGGTTTTGTTGAGTATTTTGATCATATGGGAAATGATCTAACAACAGTAAATGTTGCCAGAGTTTCTTTTAATAAACAAAGTATTTGGGATAAAGTTCATCCAGAAAGTGATCAAACACTCTCAGCAAAAGATTCGAAGTTAGTTCGGTATCTTGCTGAACATGATCATTGGACTCCGTTTGCTCATTCGATGATTAGTCTTCGTATCAAAGCACCAATATCAATACGCACACAACTTTTTAAACACAAAGTTGGATTTGTAGAGAACGAAATATCACGAAGATATGTTTCATATGAACCTGATTTATATTATCCATTCTTTCGAAGCAAACCAACGAATGGAGCAAAGCAAGGATCTGAAACGTTTATTGAAGACCCAAAATTAAAATTAACAATTGATAAGTTATATCGTGACAATGCTGAAAAAGCACTTGAAGTTTACGATCAACTTATTGAAGCAGGAGTAGCACCAGAGCAAGCAAGATTTGTTCTACCTCAAGGTGTATATACCGAGTGGATCTGGACAGGTTCGCTTTCGGCGTATGCTAGAGTTTATAAACAAAGAACAGATCCACACGCACAGTGGGAAGTTCAGGAATACGCAAAAGCATTTGAGCAAATAATTGAACCACTCTTTCCTGAATCTTGGAGTGTGTTGACTACGAATACATAAGAAGACGCTCTTGAAATATCAGATGTTATATATAATTAGTATAAACATCTGATATATAGGAGGTCGTTATGATTCCAGAGTATAAAGGCGAGTCTTGGTTAAATAAAAAAGTAGGAAAATATACAATTATTGGTATTGGTGAAAAAGTAAAATATAAAAGTCAAAGACAACCAATTCAACTTTGGAAAGTTCGTTGCGAATGTGGAGTAGAAAAGGAAATTGGAAAATATCATTTAGTGTATGGTAATGTTGAGGGATGTTCCAAATGTTTAGGTGATAGAGTTAGATTTGAAGAATGTAAAAATTGGAAATCTTCAGCGAGGTATGTTACTGGAATGTATTACCAAAAAATTAAAAAGGCAGCAGAGAAAAGAAATATATTATTTGATATTTCTAGAGAAGAATTAGACAAGATCTTTCAAGAACAAAACAAAAAATGTAAATATACCAATATGGATCTTGTTTTTGAAACACATGGGAAAAAAGGCAATGCCTCTTTGGATAGAATTGACAGCAATCATGGATATATAAAAAGCAATATTCAGTGGGTTCACAAAGATGTCAATAGAATGAAATGGGATATAACTCACGAAGATTTTATAAAAATTTGTAAATTAATTACGGAGAATTTAAATGGATAAAGATTATAAGCATTTACCGACTTCATATCAACATTTTATTTTTATTAGCAGATATGCTCGTTGGATCGAAAAAGAAAAGCGACGAGAGACTTGGGGTGAGACTGTCAAGAGATATTTTGATTTCTTTGAAGATCATTTAAAGGAACATAATAATTACGTTGTTTCTCCAGAATTACGATCCGAGTTGGAGAACGCAGTTCTGAATCTTGAGATCATGCCTTCTATGCGAGCACTCATGACCGCAGGAGAAGCATTACGACGAGATAACACGGCAGGATATAACTGCTCGTATGTTGCGGTAAATCGTGTACGAGCATTTGATGAAATCCTATACATTCTTATGTGTGGAACGGGTGTAGGTTTTTCAGTGGAGAGACAATATGTTGAAAAACTTCCTACAATCGCTGAACACTTTAGTCCTAGCGATACCACGATCATCGTGGAAGATAGCAAAGCTGGTTGGGCTAAGGCTTACAAAGAACTTATCTCCTTACTCATTGGAGGTCAAGTACCGAAGTGGGATGTATCAAAAGTTCGTGCTGCTGGCGCGAGACTTAAAACCTTTGGAGGGAGAGCTTCAGGACCAAGACCTCTTGAAGATCTCTTCAAATTCACAGTTGACACTTTTAAGAGAGCGGCGGGGAGAAAACTCACATCCATCGAATGCCATGATATCGTTTGTAAAATTGCGGAAATTGTCGTGGTGGGAGGAGTCCGTAGATCTGCTCTTATTAGCCTATCCAATCTCACGGATGAAAGAATGCGAGATGCCAAGTCTGGTGCTTGGTGGAATGAAAACCCACAAAGAGCACTCGCAAACAACTCGGTCGCGTATAAAGAGAAACCAGAAATAGGAGTGTTCATGGATGAATGGGTTTCATTATATAAAAGCAAGAGTGGAGAGCGTGGTATTTTCAACAGAGATGCTTGTCGCAAGACTGTATCTAAACTTGGAGAAAGACGTGATGCTTCTTATGAGTTTGGTACAAATCCATGCTCTGAGATTATTCTTCGTGATAGGCAATTTTGTAATCTCACTGAAGTTGTAGTTCGTGCTGATGATACACATGAAACATTAACACGCAAGGTTCGTCTTGCTTCAATTCTAGGAACGTGGCAAGCATCATTGACTCATTTCCCATATCTCTCTTCGGAGTGGAAGAAGAATTGTACAGAAGAAGCATTGCTTGGAGTTTCACTAACAGGTATTCTAGACAATTCTGATATGCGTTGTGATAATCTTGAAATTCTTGGGGCATTTTTAAATGAACTAAAACAAGAAGCAATTAAGACTAATCAAAATTGGGCAGCAAAGATTGGAATTAACCCTGCTGCCGCGATCACTTGCGTCAAACCATCAGGCACAGTCTCACAACTAACCGATACTGCGTCTGGTATCCATGCTCGACACAATGAATATTATATTCGTACTGTTCGTGCAGATCGTAAAGATCCATTATGTCAAATGATGATTGACATGGGATTCCCTGCTGAACCATGTGTGATGAAACCAGATCACACAATGGTATTCTCATTCCCGATGAAAGCAGTTGGTTCTGTCACAAGAAATGACATGACAGCAATTGAACATCTTGAATTGTGGTTGACATATCAACGTCATTGGTGTGAGCATAAACCATCTATTACGATCACAGTTCGTGAGCACGAATGGATGGAGGTTGGTGCGTGGGTCTATAAGCATTTTGATGAAATCAGTGGTATTTCTTTCCTACCGCACTCTGATCACAATTATCGCCAGGCTCCTTACCAAGATTGTACTAAGGAAGAATATGAGAAGGTATTACAATCAATGCCCAAAAATATTGATTGGACATTATTGAAAAATTATGAAAAGGAAGATAAGACTGTTGGAACCCAGACATTCGCTTGCTCTGGTGATAAATGCGAATTAGTAGATCTTACTACATAATAATAACCCCCCTTGAGATAGCATCTCTTGGCCGACAACCCCCATTTCTGGGGGTTGTTTCTTTATAAATAATAACAACAAGGAGAACACTATGCCAGAAATTAAACCAATAGCAAGATGGGCAAGAGTCCCAAATGAAGTTCTTAGTGGGGTTCAACAGATAGGATTAGTTGCTTTTCATAAAGATGGTATCAAGGAAGTTCAGTATGTTATTCAAACTGGAAAACCAAATTCAGAGAAACTTGCTGAACTTTTAGCAGATTGGGGAAAAACAACTTCACAATATGATTTAAATAAAGATGGAATCGTAGATTCTGCTGATTTATCATTACTACTTTCAAATCCAAATTGGAGTGGAACCGCTGCGATAACTGTATCAGAAAGTACATTTAATCATAAAACAAAGATTGAAGAATATTCTTTTGATTTTGATTTTAATACCTTACAAGACGGTGAATCTATCACGGTGACTGCTAAGGTCATTGCGAATGATGGATCAGAGTTAATATTTGATCGTCCTTATTCTGTCAAGGATATATCATATCCAAATCCCGCTTCTTATGCCGAGGATATTCCTGTTTCTGAAACAGGAATACACTGCCTTACACTAGAAAAGGAATCTATTACAAAAGTATATAAAGTATCTCTAGATGGTAATGATTCTAATGATGGAATCACAACACCATTCAGAACCTTTGAAAAAGCAATACTTACTGCTATTCCTGGTGACATTATTCAGTTTGGTAATGGTGAATTTGAACTTGTTTATCCAAGAACAAAGAAACCAGCAACAGGAACTAGCAAGTGGATAACTGTAAAGGGTAATGGAAATACAGTTTTTGTAACTCCTGGTTATCAAACATTCTCTTCCAAGTTTCCTACAAGATGGGTAAATGTTACTCTTGATATGGGAAGAATAGGTTATATTGCTGGAACAGATCATTGGTGGGATGATTGTAAGTTCCTAAATCCATCAAATGAGGCATGGTTCAATGATGGTGTGGAAAAGCAAGGTCCACCAGATCCAAGTATTCCAATATGTGAAAGTGGTAAAGACTCCGCTGTGTTTAGAAAAATAGGTGGAGAACATTTCTTTACAGATTGTCATCTAAGTAATAATACTACTGGATTTAATGGAACGCCTATGGCACGAAACTCAACCCTTAAAAATATTTGGGGTGATGCTTTTGTAATGGCAAATGGTATCTTCAACTGCTCTATTGATAATTTTGCTGGATATCTTACCACCAAGCATTCAGATATTTACCAGGCGTGGGAAGTTAAAGAAAATGTTATTATGTATGGGGTATTTGCCACTAATGTTAAGTCTGTTCAAGGTATTTTCTGCCGACCAGTTGTAGCGAAACCAACACCAGAATTTAATCCAGAAACAGATAGACAATGCTATCTTGCTAATACAGCATTCGTAAACAATACTATTATACACATACCAAAACCATCAACAAGTTCAACTAACACTGGTGGACCTCCATATTCACAAATAAAGAATAAATGTCTACATGTTCTTCTTATAAATCACAAACTTCCATACCAAAGAATTTTCTTCGGTGGCGAAACAGAACCAGGTTGGGAGCAAAGAAACATGGAAGATGTGATCCTACGCGATTGTGATCTTCATTGGTCAACTATTGAAACAATGAAGCAAACAGGTCCAAAAGCAAAATGGAAACCAATTGAAGGTGGATATGAGAATAGTGGTGTAAAGGCGTATGGATGCTATAATAGCGTAGCAAAATCATAATTAACCATTAAGAACAACCCCCAGAAATGGGGGTTGTTTTTTTTTATCTTTCAAACCTTCTCGGATTTGTTGTTGGTTTTGGTATCGGTCTTCTATTGATCCCTGGTCTTCCTCTCGCCACTCCACTTGGTCCTAGTATAGATGTTGCTGCTCTCGCCGCTGCTCCAAGTCCTGGTGGTCCTAGTAAAACACCCGAACTATCTTCTTCTGGTCTTTTTAGTAAATCTGGTATTTCTTTTACTGATGATGGTTGAAATCTTGTTCCGTATGGTGCTGTAATTGATGGTGTTGATTCGCGTGCTAAATCAAATGCTGATGCTGTTCTTGGTAGTCTTGGTGGTGGTACAGCAATTTTTCCAGTTTCTTTATAACCAGATACCATTGAATCAAATTGTTGATCTGATAATCCCTGCGAAGCATCTTTTAGAGCATCATATTGTCTTTGAGTATCTGCTTTAGCATCTCTCATTGCCGCTGCTCTTCCCGTTGGTGTATTCATATAACCAAAATCATCTTTTTCTGGATCTGGTGGGGTGAGTTTACCATCTGAACCAGGAGTCCAACCTTGATCTCTTAGTCTTCCTTCTGGACTATTTGGGTTAACATACGAACCACCTGTAATTGTTGGTTGACCGCCTGATCCGCTTCCAACACCAAATTTTGGTTTTGTTGGATTATTATCAACTTCTCTTGCCAATTCTATTGCTTTTCTATTTGCTTCTGCTTGTGCTTTTTGACCGGGAGAAATATTAAATTCTGGTTTTCCTGTAGATGGATTTGTTGTAATTGATGGTGGTATATCAGTTCTTGGTGTAGATCCAACCTCTTCGTGTGGAGTATTTGTATATACTGGATCTGGTTGTCCACTTTTTCTTGCTCTTGCTCTTTCTGCGTTTCTTCTGGCACTTTCTCTTTCTGCTGCTGTTGGAGCATTACCCATGGTGTATGTTTCTAAAACCATATCCTGTATGCTTTTTCGTAAATTTTTCATTGAGGAACTATTAAAATAATTTGAATTATATCCGTTCATGATATCTCCCATAAATATTTATAACTATGATTATTTCTGCGATTGATTATTCGTTAAACGGACCAGCAATTTGTGTTTTTGATACAAGTAAAGATTTTAATTTTTACAATTGTAATTTTTATTATTTGACAGACACAAAGAAATATGCCAATACCTTTTTAAATAACGTCTACGGTGAGTTATTTCAACCATATGACGAAGACTGTGAACGATATGGGTCGATCTCTGATTGGGTTCTACGGGTCGCTGTGGGGTCAGATCAGGTCGCCCTGGAGGGTTACGCATATAATGCTACAGGGAGAGTATTTCATATAGCAGAAAATACAGGTATATTGAAATACAAGTTGTACCAACTTGGAACTCCCGTTGAAATAATTGAACCAACCAAGGTCAAGAAATTGGCAACAGGAAAAGGTAATTCGGATAAAGAAGGAATGTATAAGAGTTTTCTACACGAAACGGGGGTGGATCTTCAACAGATCATCACCCCCGCTAAGACTCTACTTGGAAGTCCCGTTACAGATATTGTAGATTGTTTTTATATTTGTAAAACTTTACTTTCTCTTCTTTGATTTTTTAGTGGTTAGTTCATCTACAAACCCATCTCCATCTTTATCTTCAGTTTTACCTTGAATATAATACCAAGCAATCCCAAATATCAATAGTAAATAAAATAAAATAGCATACCAGTTGATTTTATTAATCTTAATCTCGGTTCCTTGAGGAAGAATTAATTCAGTTTCTGATTGTATTTTTGCGTTTGAATTATTTAATAATTTAAGATTAGAGTCTACAGGTAGAGATACTATTGTATTTTTTGGGAGAACAGTTGTTTCTGTTTTTTGGACAGCAACCTCTGCTTCCATAGTTTCGAGTTCTTTTTTAACTACAACCACAGTATCATCCAAAAGCACTGCTTCTGTTTTTATTGAATCGGTTTTTAGAGTAGTATCTTTTTCTAATTCTACAATAGTGTCTTTTACCAATACGGTTTCTGTTGTTTTGTTTAAAACATCTGGAGTTGGTTTAAATCCTTCGGTTTTACAAACTGATTTACATGATGATAAGAATAAAACTAATACTAATAATTTTTTCATGATTTATTTCCTGCTGTCGCGCTGCCAAAATAGAATCCAACGATTGCTAAAAGAATTTGTCGATTCTCAGTGGTAAATAGATATCCGTTCACTGTTTGAAATATTGTTTCTGTTGTTGAAGGTATTAATCCAAAAAGAATTTCTGGATGTGTTTGATTGATTTCGACTATGGTAGGAATACCAAAGAAAGGAAGAACAAATGGTGCGGCAATTGTTCCAAATAATACCGCCAATACAATAATTTGCCTTACTGCTTTACCAGCATCTAATGGTACTCGTTTTGCTGCTTTTTCTCTACTTGCTTCATTAAAATTATTTAAATCAAGAAGTCTTTTAAAATTCTCTTGTTCTGCGGCACGTTTTTCCGCCATGTAACGAAAGAGAAATCCAGTAGCAGATCCACCAATAAGTGTTAAAAGTTCTAACGGCATTTTTTAACTCCTTGTAGTACAATATAATTTTCAGGAATATCTTCTGGATTCATTTCTGCTCGTTTCACCGCAGCATCAAATTCACGTTTGGTTAACAATAATTCATACTGATAACCATCAGAATTTACATGGGTACAGAAATAATATTCCTCTGCTTCATTTCCTTTTTTGATTTTGTTTTTTGACATTAGTATGCCTCTCTTCCAACGTTCAGACTTCCTAGTACTTTTCTTACTATTCTTCTTCTCACTGGTTGAGATTTATCAACAGGTGTTTGTGCCATGTTAGCGCGGGTATATGCGTATCTTGCTTCGGGTGAAACTTTTACATCGTCTGGTGGTGGACCACCAAGATTATATCCCATTCCAGAAATATTTCCAGAACTTGCGGTCATTGCGGCACCACCAACTGCTGCTACTCCCATTTCTTCTTTCATGTATTGTTCTGGGAATCTTTCAACTCCACGTTCTCTATTTTTAGAACTAAATCCAGATTCGCCTTCTCTTGTAAACTTGGCAAGTGTTTCGGTTTCACCAGGAACACCGAGTGCTGAAACAATTCCTTCATGTTCTTCGCCACCAACTGGATTTATTGGGTGTTTATCTTGATGAATCTTAAGAGCATCTAACATAGTGTGTTTAGCATCAGCAATATGATCGTGATGTTTAAATAATTGAGAAAGATTACTCTCATTATCTGTAATGTGTTGATGTAGTCTTTCTCTTAATTCTTTACGAAGTCTTTCATTTACAGATGGATCTTTTGAAGCAGACAACTTCTTCTGTGAAGATTTATTCATATATGCTTTTGATGTTACTTTGTCAGTCATGGCAGTATCGATATATTTTCTCAAGTCTGATACTGATCTTCTTCCAGTTGTTGCTACTGCTTCATTAAAATATTCTTGTAAGAACTTGTGAATTTCTTTATTTGCTGGAATACCTCTAACATAATTCTTTGCTTCTGGTGTTAGTGCTTCTCTTGCTGCTTTTACAGATTTATCAATTTTATTTTTTTCAAATTCACTTAACTTGACGCTTCCTGGTTTAAGTTGAAGATCTGGAACAAATACATCCTTATGTTTTAATTGTTTGATATCTGGAATACTAGAAGTTTTGTGAAGATCTTCAGTATCTGAAATATTATATTGACTATGAACGGCAATTGCCATTGGATGCTTTGTTGATTTATATCTTATTGTGTTTGGTCTTGCTACTCCATTTTCAAGTTGATCGCGATCAACCCAAAGCATATCTCCTTGGAATGCTGTTCCTGGTTTTATTTTCATTTCAGCAATTTTAGAGAATATTTTCTTGCCATCTTCTGCCCACGGAACACCAGCAGCATCTATCTCTTCGGGACCATGAAACAGTTTCTTTCCTGATTTATATGAAATGAAGTGACGACC